TATCCGAGTGTTACTTCAGTAACTGGCATCAGATCCAAACAAGGTATCCTTGAGTGGCGTAAACGTGTCGGTGAAAAAGAAGCAAACAGAGTATCTGCAGCAGCAACCTCACGCGGTAATGCGTTCCACAACTATTCAGAGAAGTATCTAAAGAGTACACTCTGTAAAGAAGATAAGGATCATCCTCTTGCTTGGTACATGTTCTCTTCAGCGAAGCCACATCTTGATCGTATCAATAATATTCATTGTTTAGAAACTCCCCTGTGGTCAGACTATCTTGGTCTAGCAGGACGAGTTGATTGTATTGCTGAATTTGATGGCGAACTAGCAGTCATTGACTTCAAGACTTCTACAAAACCTAAACGTGAATCATGGATTGAAAATTATTTCGTTCAAGAGACTGCCTACGCTGCTATGTTTTTAGAACGTACAGGATTAGAGGTAAAGAAAATTGTCACACTGGTCGCCGTCGAAAAAGACAACTCTATACAAATTTTTGAGAAGTACAATATTGATGACTATCTACAACTACTCAAGTCATACATTGAAGAATTTGCCAGGAGTCAGCATGAATAAGAAAGAAGTCGAAAAGAAATTTATGACTTCTGCTAAGTTCTCAGAAGAGATCGAGAACATTGTCAAGAATGGCAATGGTCTTGTGAACTATATTGAGGCAATCATCTGCTTCTGTCAAGATCAAGAGATTGAAATGGAAACTGTACCTAAACTGATCTCCAAATCACTGAAGCAAAAGTTGCAGTATGATGCACAAAAACTAAACTACATCAAGAAAACATCACGAGGAGTGCTGCCATTGTGAATGGGTTTGAAGTCTACCAAATGTATCTTTCATTGAAGCAGCACTTCACCAGAGAACAGTACGATTACTTCCGCTACGGCGGAAGAACTAGAGCAAAGGAAACAACCTTTCTCAAAAGAAAAGACTCTTATTTTTTCAAGAAACTAGCAACTCGTTATTCTAAGGAAGATTTGCTTTTGTATCTTGTGTCTAACTTCATTACTGATTTTGGTGGATACGTTCGGAATTTTTCCGATGATGTATATAAAAAGTGGAAGATCAAACAAGAGTCGTTCACATACAAATTCAAACAGGATGTTGAATACCTACTAGATGAAGTCGAAGCACCCTATGAAGATAACTTTGACCAATTGTTTCGGACAGAACCTGGTAGACATCCTATCCTACTAAAGAGCTTCTACGCTAACGAGATCTCCCTTGAAACCATGGCAGTCTTTGAACACTGCTTAGGTTATGTAAAAAATTTTGATAGTACAATTACAGATCCAGTGTGGGTAGAAACTCGCCTGCAAATTATCAAGTACATACCTTTTCTAAACATAGAGTGTTCCAAATACAGAAAGGTTATACTTGAAACTATAGAAAGAAAACTATGAGTTTTTTCAAGTCAGAAATAGTACAAGATAACTTACAAGATATCTTTGAAACCTATAAAGGTATTGCTGCCATGAGTTCGGAACTCCCACACATGGATAAGCATGGCAGAATACAGCATATCAATGACACTCTGATGCTTGTGGAAAAGCAGAAGGTGTTCTACACCAGGTTGGTCCTTGCTTCCATGTCCGATGAGGAAGCAATGGATATGAAAATCAGGATCGATTCCTTGACAAGCGCCTTTGGGTATGCTACACTAACGGAGTGCATGGAGAGCATGTTTGCCATCCTAAACCAAGCACTACAGCAGGAACTGGAAACCGATACATAGTATTGGTACGATCATCCAGTACCACAAATACAATCCATTCAATACGAAAATCTTATGTCTTTCGCAAGTCTGAAAAAGTCCAGTGGCAACAACTTTGCAAAGTTGACTGCCGAGATTGAGAAGATCAATCAACCTCAAGGTAGCGGCGGTGCAGACGACCGTCTTTGGAAACCTGAACTGGACAAGGCAGGTAACTCATACGCAGTTATCCGTTTCCTTCCTGCACCTGATGGTGAGGATATGCCTTTTGCAAAAGTGTGGTCCCACGCATTCAAAGGACCTGGTGGTTGGTACATCGAGAACAGTCTTACCACTCTCGGTAAGAAAGATCCTGTCGGTGAACTGAACCGTGAACTGTGGAACAGTGGTCAAGACTCTGATAAAGAGATTGCCCGTAAGCAGAAGCGTAAACTCTCTTACTACGCTAACATCTACGTTGTTAGTGATTCTACTCGTCCTCAGAACGAAGGTCGTGTTTTCTTGTACAAGTTTGGTAAGAAGATCTTTGACAAGATTGTTGAAGCGATGCAACCTCAGTTTGCTGATGAGACTCCAGTCGATCCATTTGATCTCTGGAAAGGTGCTGACTTCAAACTGAAGATCCGTCAGGTCGAAGGTTACTGGAACTATGACAAGTCTGAGTTCGCTGATCCTAGCACCCTTGCTGACCTTAGTGATGATGATCTAGAGAAAGTTTGGAAGCAGGAGTATTCATTGGCAGACTTCACTGCCCCTAGTGCATTCAAGACTTATGAAGAACTTCAACAGCGTCTTGCTAGTGTACTTTCTACATCTCCAGCACGTCCACGATTTGACGCAGAGACTGAAGAGAACGAGCAGCAATCCTTCGGTGGATCTCCTGCACAGCGATTCGGATCATCTACACCCGCTGAAACCCAAGCACCTAACTGGGCAGAAGAAGTCTCAACGTTCCGAGAGAAGGCGACAGCAGTTGCACCATCAACTACTGACACCGACGACACACTATCGTACTTCGCCCGTCTGGCAGAAGAGGACTGAATCATGAAGAAAGTATTACTTCTTATCGCTAGTGCTGCTCTATTTGCAGCAGCACCTGCTGAAGCACACAACAGACATCATAGTAAGCATCGTAATCATCACCATTATGATCATGCAGAGAGGTATTTTACCTGCCATGATCATCTAAGACGTAACGTCCGTCATTGTCACGGGCATACTAATTGGGAACATGGACGAAGAAAAGCACGTCGGTATTATCACTCGCCCTTGTTTATATTTGATTTCTAAACTGTTGTTCTAACATAATACGAAGTAAATTATCTTTCAACTGAGCTAGATCCATCTGCTCATAAGGATTCAATTCATTACCAGGCCACTTTTCCAAGTGGAAGCAGACGGATTTGTACATTAGTGCAAGTCCGTCTTTGTTTGTTTCTATTAGTATAGAGTCCTCGGGATTAGGATTAGTACCCTCCATATCCACCACCAGAAGAAGAACTACTACCAGAAGAACTGCTACTAGAACTACTAGAAGAACTGCTACTGGAACTGCTAGAAGAACTACTACTACTGCTACTGCTGCTGCTTGTAGTAGACGTGGTGGTAGTCGTAGTAGTCGTGGTTGTATAACCTGTAGACCTACCTGTGACACTACTTTGAGCTGCTATACCACCAGAAGAAGTAGTAACCTCTTGAGGTTCTAGTGATGCTCTAATGGATTGTGCAGCAGCAACAAAGTTTTTATACTTACCAAAGACTGGATAGATTGCAACACCACTTTGTGATGACAGATACTTACCTACCTCAAGGATCTCGGTAAGTGGTGCTCCATCATCTTCAATGTCTTCATTATCATCGTAGTCACATAGTGATTCAAATTCGGAAACAAATTGACTAATGACGTTTGGATCCATGATGTAGATGAATCTTTTCTTTTCGTTTATGTCTTCTTCATACTCATAGTTTGTAATTTCATATGCTGGTGTTGTGATTGCTTCACCAGTCACGTAATTGATTGCAGTATAATTAGGCATTACTGTCAAACCACCACGTTGGATGATCTCATCTCCATTTTTTACTTCTCTGGTCTCCCAGTGATGGGTAGCAACCTCATTTCCTTCACCATATATCTCAGTGACATAATTTGATAGTTCTACAGGTTCCTTAGGCCACATTGTATAGGCATCAAAGATATCATTGATGATTAGAAGTATCCAGTCTAGTTCTGGATCACCATACACTTCATAAGAAACCATGTCTGGTCTCATACCTGGTTGAATATAGTATGGTTTGAATAGAGTTGCATACTGCTCAAAGTCATCACGTATTCTTGCACTACGGAAGAAGTTCTTCCCTAGTACATATTCCATAGAAGATTCTTCCAAGTAGTTCTTGGATACTTCTACACCATAGTAAACGTCTGGTATGTAGTCGAAGAAGTTTGCCATATCAGAATCCTTGAAGTGCCATTTCTTTTGTGATGTATTGAACTTCTTTGAAGTTCAGACTGATTGCGACTGCAGGTACGTGCAATTTATTTACTTCACCATCAGCATTTTTGAATGCTACATACTGACCATCAGGTGTATAACTAACTGCCACACTTTCTAAAACGCATGGTGCAAATTTATAGTGAGGTATCTCAGATAGTTCCGAACCATTTGATAGCAATCTTCTGAATGAAAGTTCAAATTTATCAGGGACATGTAGATAACGTCCAGCGATATCAGTTTCACCGAGCATTGCAGAACCACCACCAGATGTCTCATCTTGTGGATTGAATGATGCTAATGAGCCTGCCTTTAGGTATGAAATAATCTGACCGATGATGGCAGACTCTGCCTCACTTCGTGCTACCATTTTGAATGAGAATGTATGCGATCTAAATGACATACCTTGAAATATATTCTCTTCATATGGGTTGAAGATTTTACCTTGAGAGACTGCAAGTAAGTCGTTAGCTCCGCCACTAAATTGTGATCCAAGTGCATTACCAACGGCCTGGGTTCCTTTTGAGATGGTATCCAGGACAGTCTGAGGTAGTTGATCTCCTGCCAACTTCTGCAAAGATGCTGTAGCACTCTCGGTAGTCAAATTAGAACCTTCTGCTAACATTCCAGCAGCAGCCATACCTACAGCACCAAACTTGACCTCACTATATTTACTTACATAATTTGTTTTGATGTCAGGAGGACATGCTAAGAAGCAAATAGTACCATTTTGTTTCCTTCCTCCTTGATAACCACCTGCCCTGTTATAAAAGAAACCTTTGTTCTTAGCATTGGTTGCTTTCTTATCACGAAATCT